GGACATTTGCCCATCCTGTTTCGGGAGAATAATATGAATCAGGAATAGCAGCTTTAACAGCACTTCCACTTAAAATAACTTGTTGATTTACGGGCAATATTTGACCCTCACTAAAATCAATATCCATGTATTTTGAACTTGGTCTATTGATTTGAACATCATTTGCTACTACTAGACAATCTGGTTCTATGTAAGATTCATATATTGTAAAATTAGTTACTGAGGGAATACCAAAAATTGTATTAGTAGCTAAATACAAAGGAAAATTAAAATTTGATGATCTTACTTGACCAGATAAGGGAACATTATTTTTTCCTAATGTATTACTTAATTCGATTTTATCAACAGTAACTGAAGCTCCAGGTGCTAAATTGTCTATATAATATATTGTATAATCATTTCCTCTTTCATCAAAATAAGTTATATTTACTCCTCCATTTCCTGTAGCACTAGCATCATTACTTACTGTGAAAGATAAATAATAAGTTTTGTCAACATCTAAATCATATGATGAAAATTTGGTTTGGGGAACAAAAGGTCCACTATTAATAGGAATAGAAGCTGTTGTATATACTTGTATTATTTCAACATTACAATCACTTAAATTTCCATCTTCAACTAAAATAGCAGAACCACTTAATTCACCATTATAAAATTCTACTTGAGATGATTGAACAAATGAAACCGAACCTGTTAATGAAGGAGTAGAACCTGACCATACTTGGGTAATATTTACAAACCTATCAAAAGATTGAGTTTGACCAAATAAATCAGGCATTGAACCACCATTTCCTCCTGAAATTGTTCCAACATCTATTGAACCTGTAATGGTTAAATCTTCAACAATGTAAGGAATATTTGTTGAACCACTTCCAATAAAAGCAAGTGATGAAGAAGGACTAACAAGAGGAATTCTATATCTATTTCTATCTAATAAAGTATTTTTTATTACAATACCTGCTGCTAATCCTGTTCTTGCGGGAACAAAATCTTGCAACATTTTAAATAATGAATTATCAAAAAACTTAATTAATCTTATATAATCAGTATAATCATAATTTGAAATATATTTTTCAAAATATCTATATCTTATAGCATCTAAATCAGGATAAGAAGATAATGAGGAGGTTTGGAATCTTGGATCACCAATTACCTCACCAATATTAAAATATCCTATTTGTGAATTTATATCCTCATTTATTTCATTTTGAGGAGAGAAAGCAATTTCAACATAATCAACATCCTTAGTATAACTTGCACTTACTGCAGGATATTGTTGAACTGAAATATAAGGAGATAAAACAGTATTAGATGGAATATTTGCATCTGTACTATTGTAGGGTAAAATAGTAGATTGTTGTTTTATCTTTTGAGAAATAGCATTTTGAATACCTGCTGGTACTTGATCAAAATAAAATACTTCTGTATTTGGAATATATTCTGCTCCTGAGCTTGTGTAGAAATTACTATTTGAAGCGAACGAAGAAGTAGTAACCCAAGAACCATCCACTTTAGGATGTACAGAAATAGATGATGTATATAATTCTCCTCCTAAAGTTGCTCTAAAAGCTAGATACTCACTTTGTTCAGAGGAATAAGGATTCATTACATAAGCATCAAAAGTATTTTCTGAAATTGGTTCGGAATAATATCTTATTTCTTGGAAAGAACCAGTAAATGCTTTACCAAAAACAGATGAAGTACCAAAAAAAGCATCACCTGCATTTATCCAAGGATTATCAGTAATAACTACAACTGAAGAAGATGCTTGAAAACCTAATGTATTTCCATCTTCACCTTCATAATTTTTATCCTTAATATATAAACTATAAGTAGGACCTACATTTAATCTATTTACTAAAACAGACCACCAACCTCCATTATAAAAAGGTAAATAAACACTTGCCGAAGTTGAAGGATTAGCTGGATCGGGAATAAATTCTAATAAAGAATATTGGTAATAAGGATTAACAGGGTCTGCACTACTTGAAATTAAAGAAGAAGTAGTATAACCAGAACCTGTATATCTTAATCTTACTGTTAAACCAGTATCTAAAGTAAATAAACTTTGAGAGGCAATACTTGATGTGTTTTGCGGTAAACCATCTGTTTTAAATCTAAATTCAACAGCCCCTGGTTTACCATCTCCTGAGTTCCAATCTACATTTAAATCAAAAGATGAGGTAATAAAAGTGGAACCACTTGTATAGAAACAGTAGTTATATTCATCTTGCCAGTTATCCCAAGTGTTTGGGTTTTTGTCTTTACCACCAAATTCATTAATTCTTAAAATAGTATCAGGAATACCAAAGGTAGTAATTAAATCTCTTAAACCAGCTACCGAACCTTTTTTCTTTAGTAATAAAGGTAAATTATGATAAATTCTCTTATATCTTTCTTTATTAATATCATCAGTTGGAATTAATGAGGAAGTAGAAGAGGCAGTTACATAATTTGTTATATAATCAAGGAAAGAACCGGATGGTACAGGGTATTGAGTTGTTGTATAAGGTAGGTTATATAAACTACCAGATGGTGTTAAACCGAGTAAAGCTTGATATACATCGTTTGAAGAGAAATTATTTTGGTATATAGTAATACCCATATCTCTTAAAATATCGGCTACTAAATCTTTTGATACACCATAATTTAAACGGTTATCGGCATCAAATTTTGTAGTAATATTTTGTAAATAAACAAATATATCATCAAAAAGTTGACCTATCATTTCAACAAATAGTTCAAACTTTTCGTTTTGAGAATCATCTCTTATATAAGAAGGAATAGCTAAAGTTAAAGCATTATTGTTTTCTATATCATATTCCTCGGCAACTAATAATTGATTAGCTAACCAATTTAAACCTGTAACCGAAGTAGTTGAAACATTTGTATATGGAGGAGTTGGTCCTGTTTTAGGCCAAGAGGTTGAACCTGAGGTATAATATAAATAGTATTCGTAATTATCAAATCCCGTAATTATTTCATCAATTTTGGCTTGCCAAACTATGTTACTTGAGGAAACATAATAAGAACCACTTGATGAATTAGAAGATAAACTAGCACTATAAGTATACCCTTCTAATAATTGTAATTTATAATAAAAATTTTCTAATCGAGTTTGAGCCGAGGAAAAATGAATAAAATTAGAATAATTAGAATAATCAATGTTTACTGTTATTCCTGTTTGTGCTAATATATTATTTAATTGATAACTTAAACTACCTGTTCCTTGATATAAAGAACCTGTGGTTTGTTTTAATCCTGAGTAACTTAGGTATTGAGTAGAATTATTAATTTGATCAGAAATAGCTAAATTGAAATTAGGACCTTTTAACCTAACATTAATATCCGCTAATTCAAAAATAAAATCAATATTTACATTGTAAGCTAAAGAATCAGCTACTTTAATTACAGACCAACATTCTGATTTTAAGTCAAATTCAGAAGGTAAAGGTTCATATAACTTAATTAATACTGTTGGATTATCAATACTTGAGGTATCAAGTAAAGCATTTACAGCTATAATTAAATTATTTGAACTAAAATCTAAATAGAAATCATAATAACTTCCTGTTGAATTTTGAATATCTGAAATTAATTCTAAAGAAGAGGAAACTACCAAATCATTTGGAATTTGGGTAGTATCTAATCTTATTTCGGTTCTGTCAGGAGAAATTTCTGAAATAAAATATTTTTGTTCTGGGGAAGATGATAATTTATTTTCAACAAAATTATAAACAACATTGTATTGGCCTTCTGTAAATCCTTGACTCGTAACATTTAATCCAGGGTCTAAAACAATAGTATCACTGTTAGTTACAGTATATTGATTAAAATTACTAACATTTTGATAAATTACATTATTATTTAAATCATAAATAAAAAATTCAATTTTATCTTTTTGGGGATCAAAAACAGAAGAAACTTCTAGATTAGTAATAAGGTTAGTATCCTCAATAGAATAATCTTGAAACTCAAATGTTATAGGATTAATTGATGATATGTTGATTATTTCGGCCATTGTTATATACTACCTGTTGACAATTGTTGGGGTGAAAGTTGTTGTTGTAATTCTAAATTTTCTTGTCTTAATGATGTAACTTCCTCAACTAAAGCCTGGATTGTTGCATCATTTAATTGAGTATTGCCAATATATTCTTGACTCGTTTTAATAAGATATTCATGAGAATTTGTTTCTCCAAATTTAGGTATAAGAAAGAAAATATCTTGGTAATTTTGGAAAAATTCAGGAACAGAAATAGTTGGTCCTACGGAAGCAGTAACTTGAGGTTGTATTAATTGAGTAAAAGAAGTATCAATTACTCTTTCATATTGACCTTTTGCATATACCTGTTTATTTAAAGATATTGTTTCTGCCATTATCCGTTAATTACTTTAAATGAGTATTGATTATTAAATACTATTGTTGAACCATCAATAGTAGTTTTAATTAAAATAGTATAATATCTTTCTGGTTCAAGGAAATTCATATAAACATCAAAATAACTTGATATATTATCAGCACTTACTCGTGTATAGATATCATCAAAATCAATTACATATTCATTAGTTTCTAAATCTTTTATAGCCCAAGTGGTTACTAAAGGAGGTAAATAGTAATTATTTAAATAAACTGAAGATGTTGTCCATAACTGAACAGGATACTCAGGTCTAGCATTTAATCTAAATCTGTTTATACTTTGTTTATAGAATACTCCTGGGTTTTCTGCTAAATTGATTGTTGCAGGTAATGTATTTAAAATAGGGGAGGCTGATTGATAGTAAGTGTAATCATCCCAACTAATTTGTAAAGCAGGAGGATAAATAGTATTTGTATCAACTGAAAAATATTTTAATTGGGGTTGATAGTTATTATTATCTACAAATTCTAAATCCTGTTTTATTATAAAACCATAATTAGGTAGTTGTGCTGGTACTGAACTTGTTGTCCATGCTCTAACAGTATTAGTAACATTTAAATCAATATCTTTATCTGTTCTGTAATTAAAAGTAACAGAGGCAGAATATTGAGAACCTGTATACCAAATACCACCACCTGCAAATACTGAGGAAGTATAAGAAGATGTTGCTCCTGTTGGTATGCTTGATACCCAAGGAGTACTTCCTGAATAATCAGACCATACCCAAGAGGTACCATTTGTTACCATAGGAACATCTAAGTAATGACCTGTTCCCATTCCCCAAGATTTTGCTACAGGAAAACATTTTACAGTTGTATCTAAACTTAATCCTTCAGATTCAGCTACAAAACATTGTAATTTAGCATTCCAACTTCCTGCTTGATATTTGTTTGCAGGAATCAGTGCTATTGCAGAATCAATATCATCATCAGCAAATTGTACTAAAAATCGGCTTGCTTGAGGACTTGGAGATCCATCAGTAAAAGTAGTAAGAGAGGCCTCTATTATCTCATCTAACCCTGTATTCATACTAGGGTATGAGGAATATAATGTTGCGTCTTTTTCGGGGAATATTTTTAATACTGCCATTTTATTTTATTATAAAGGTACTACTCTTCCTTGAATATCTTGATTAGGATATTTAACTTCAAATATTGAAGGATCTAAAGAAGGATAAATTACATTTCCTTGAGTTGCTCCTTGTATATCGTAAGCATATTTACTATATCCTAAATTTTCTCCTACCAAATTAGTTATTTCAATATTTTTAACAGTTTGAACTCCCTCTATTCTATCAAGTAGTATGTAAATATTTCTTAAGATAATAGGTTGATTAATTTGCCATTTATCTATTGCAAAATAATCTTGTAAAGCTAAAACACATTTTGTTAATACTTCATTACTGTTGTATTCAGGTAAAATTATAATATCAAAATTAACTCCAATATTAATAATAAACCCATCTTTAATATTAACAGAATCATTAACCATTCTATATTGAGATAAATAAGTAGTTAAATTTTGTTTTAAAGCAGGAGAGGCAGTTGTTAATTGATTGTTTACATTATATGATAAAACATATAAATCTAAAACTGATTGGGATTCACCTGCTGAAATAGATTGAGCTTTAGTTGGTTCAATATATGCTTTAGAAATTACTCCATATTTGGCAGGCATTGAAAGTGCTCTTACTAAATAGTCATTTTGAGTTACGTTACGTAATTGAGTAGCAAAATTAGCTGATGAGTTTTGTCTAATTTCCTCTATTGTATCTCCATCTCCTCCACCATCGGCTGCTTGTGGATTAGTAACAGCTAATGAGGTTAATATATAATTTGCTGTTGTTGGATTTAAATTATTATTTAAAAAAGTAATAGAAGAGTTTAGTTGGGTTAAGCTATTAGCCTGTACGTTAGATATAGTACCTCCACCAGTTAAATATCTTACTGTTAAAGTAGTATTTGAAGGAGCAATACCATATGTTTTTGTAAATAAAAAGTTATCAGGAGAATAAGCTGTAGTTAATTTATTTTTTTCAAAAGGTAAACCTATACCTACATTATTTGGATTAGGAATTATCTCTTCATCTGTATCTAAAGCTGTTCCTGAACCGAATTGGATTTGTAAAGCTGTTGGGCTTATAAAACGGGTAGCAAATCTGTATTGAGTTTTTTCTAATTTTAGAAGATAAGGAGTATCTCCTGAATATTGAGATAAGTTAGGGTCATTAATATTGATATTTTTTATTGAATCAAAAATCATTTCTTGACCTAAATAATCTACCTCATACCAAATATTTCCATCAGTATCTACAATGTCCAAAATTCCTATTAATCTACTGGCATTAATTTCTACTGTTGAAAAAGGAACAGGAGCTCCAAAAGAAAAAGTAGTAGAATTAATAGTTGCTGAAATTGCTTTTCTGGTTTTCTTTAATAAGAAATAAGTAGGATTACTCCCAGCGGATGAATAAACCGTAACTTCTGTAGGATCTCCTGAACTTGATACTGAAAAATCTACTGGGTCTTCAACTATAAATGAAACATTATCAATAGGTGAAAGAACTGAAGAATTTGAAGGTATTATCAATGTATAATCAAAATCAGGAACATAAATTGATCCTGAAAGTTTAGAGGGGACTTGTTGATAGAAATCTATAAAAGTAGTAGCAACTTGAGTTACATTTGGTTTATAACCAAACATATAAGCTAATTCATATAAATTATTTGTTTGACGAGCATATTGTAAAAAGTTTTCTTGAATTTGGTTATCCATGTAAAAAGATAAAACATCTCCTACATAAGCTGCCATTTCCATAAACATCATTCCTGGTGATGCTGGGCTGAAGTCATTGTATGTTGTTGGAAAATAAGTTCTAGCATAATCTATTAAACTAGCTCTTAGTTCAGTAAAATCTTTATTTATATATTGTATGTTTCTTTTTTTATTAGTCATTATACGAAGCTTAATTGTATTGAATCATTTAGTCCGGTGTCTTGTATACTATATTTTAATACAACATTAATTGAATTTGAATCGGGATTAGAAAAAATATCTAAACTAGCAACAATCACATTTTTAAAATATAATTGTATTTTTGATTGTATGTCTTGTTTTAAAAATTCTATATTTCCACTTGAAATTTGTTGAAAAATAAATGCTCTTAAATTAGCACCAAAAGTAGGGTTTAAATATCTTTCTGGTTGGTTTGTTAAGAAAAAATTGATTAAATTATATTTAATAGATTCTTGAGTTGTATATGTTGTTTTA